TTTTATGGGTCTTTGATTGTTTCCATGTTGCTTGACGGCAACGGCTTTGTCAGAACCTTTAGAGATCAGCAGGGCAGAGTTGTAAACATGACAGTTCTGAACCCTTCCAAGGTTGAGATTCGCAGGGATAAGGTTGGCTCAGTTGTCTACATTTACGAAGGCGAAAACAAGCCACTTACTAAAGATGAGATTATCCATATCCCTGATGTGGTTCGCCCAGGCGAGATTCGCGGAATCTCCAGAGTCACTGCACTAAAGGATAACTTTGGACTTGCTATTGCGCTTGAGTCTTACGCCGCTAGATTCTTTGGACAGGGCGCAAGCACCAACGGCATAATCGAATTTCCTGGCAACCTAACACCTGACCAAGCCAAGAACCTAGTTGACGGCTTTGACGCTAGACACAAGGGATTTAGAAAAGCACACAAGACCGGAGTGCTATCGGGCGGAGCTAAGTTTGTCCAGACCACAGTGGAAAACGACAAGGCTCAGTTTATTGACTCTCGCAGAATGGCAGTTGAGGATGTTGCTAGAGCCTTCAACATTCCACCGCACCTGCTAGGACTGCCAGGCACAAACACTTACTCAAGCGTTGAGCAAAACAACATTGCCTTTGTGACTCACACTCTACGCCCGATCGTTCAGAAGCTCGAGTCAGCCTTCACTCCTTTGATGGCTAACGAGCCAGGCGGAGCCACTGCCTTTATTAAGTTCACACTTGACGGACTTCTACGAGGCGATGCAGCAACCCGATTCTCTGCTTACTCAACAGGACTGCAAGCTGGATACCTAACGATTAATGACATCCGCAGACTTGAGGACCTACCACCAGTTGACGGCGGAGAGATTATTAGAGTGCCACTAGCCAATGTGAACATTGACGCTGCCGAGCTAGTAGCAACTGACAAGCGAGTCAACATGGCTCAGAAGCTAGTCAACTCAGGTTACGACCCTGCCGATGTCTTAGCTGTTATGGGCTTACCACCGATCCTTCACACCGGACTACCAACTGTCCAGCTACAAGGTATTGCTCAGGTCAACCCAGCAGACCCAGAAAGCGTATACGAGGTCTGATGACTGTCAAGACTTATGGCTATGACCTTGTAGCCAATGTTCGGACTTTAGTAGTTCCTGCAAGCGTTGGAGTTCAGCACATCTGCATACACAATCACGAGCACAACCAAAATCACGAGATTTTTGTTGGTGGGCCCGATGTCACTTTGACCAATGGTATGCATGCTGTTGCAACTGCAACTGGAACTGTGCAACTACTTCCGAGCGATGAACTGTACGCAATTGCAAATCAGGATTGCAATCTAAGAATACTGGTGGTCAAATAGTGCCTTACTACATCACAGACAAATCAGACGAGTGCTCAGCCTGGGCAGTAATCAAAGATGACGGCGAAGTGCTTGGTTGCCATGACACAAAAGAGTCAGCCATTGAACAGGCAGTCGCTATTTCAATTGACACAGATGAGCCCTTTGAAGGGGAAAGAGCAGCCGTTGGCTCACTAGCGGTTGGCGATTATGTTAGCTGGGCACCGAAAGACCCAAGAGTGCTTTCTCAAGTGGTTATGGTTGACGAGCAAATTGCTGTTGTGCAAATCTTTGAGCAAGAGCTGGGCGTTTTTACTGCCACCGACAAGCTCATGGTGATAAATGTCCTGAAGCTAGAAAAGGTGCCAGCACCTCAGCTACTAGCTTTTGAGGTAGAGGATGAACCTAGCGATGACCTTGAGGATCAAGAGGATGAGCTAGAGGCCAATCTGCCTGACAACTACAGACCTGCCTTGGCCGAGGATGTGCCTGAAGGCCGAGCTTGTGGCAACTGCTTTTTCTTTGACGAGTCAAGAGTGAACGAGGACGGCGATAAAGCCTGGTGCGAACGCTGGGACGCCTTTGTTGACGCTGGCTACTACTGCAACGCTTGGGAATCAAACAACGAGGAACGCGCAATCAACCAAGACGCACCTGCATACATGAGAGCAGCTGCTCGCCGAGGCCTCGAGTATTACGCAGAGGGCCTAGCTGGCGATGGAGTCACACCTAAGACGATCAGGGAAGCAAGGCTAATGGCAGAGGGCACAGTCAGCGATGACAAGTGGATTAGGATTGCAGCCTGGATTTCCAGACACTTGGTTGACCTAGATAGCCCAGACGCAAACCCAGACTCAGACAACTACCCATCAGCCGGTGTTGTTGCTCACTTGCTTTGGGGTTCAGGACCATCCAAGAGAGCCGCACAGAGAACAAAAGACTACGCTGATTCGGTTGTTGCTAGAATCAGAGCAGAGGAAGCTACCAGAATGACTAATAAAAACAAGTGGCAAGATGTTGCGAGAGCTATTGCTCTAAAGATTGACGGCCCACAGGCTAAACAGCCAGAGGTAAGAACTAACAGCGTTGACTTTGAGGTCAGGGCTGAGGGCGATGGCATGACCTTCACTGGCTACGCCTCGGTGTTCAACAGCCCTTCTGAGGACCTTGGTGGCTTTATTGAGTATGTAGCCCCTGGCGCTTTCAAGCGTTCCTTGCAATCTCGCAACGAAGTAAAGCTTCTCTGGAACCACGATGCAGGTGAACCGCTTGCCTCACTACGAGGTGGAACCATGCAACTTGTTGAGGACAACAGAGGCCTAAAGGTCACAGCACAACTTCCCAACACAACCCGAGGTCGCGACATTGCCGAGCTACTTAGGACTAAGGTTATAGACTCAATGAGCTTTGGCTTCAATGTGATCAAAGACTCATGGTCACCAGATGGGAAAACAAGAACCTTGGAATCAGTCAGATTGTTTGAAGCAAGTATCGTCTCTTTTCCGGCCTACGCCGCCACCACTGCAACTGTCAGATCGGCTGACCAAGCGATTGACCCAGACAAGCTTGCTGATGCTTTGCTTAGGCTAGAGTCTGGAGATGACCTTGACGAGGCTCAGGCAACTCTAATCACAGAGGTTGTTGGCAAGCTAAAAGCTCAGCCAGAGCCAGAGGAAGCTGTTAGTGACAATGGGCTTGAGTTGCTAGACCTAAAGAAAAAGCAATTTGACCTTCTACTGAAAAGGATTTAATCATGGCAACTAAAGATGAAATCAAGTCAGCTATACTAAAGGCTGCTGGCAACCCTTCCGCCGGCGCTGTTGCCGAGATAGCAGATGAGCTTGCAAAAGCAGTCTGGGAACTTGACAACAAGAACTCAAATAACCCAGCCAAAGAAGCAAGGGTTATTGACATAAAAGAAACTCGCTAAAGAGTTTTTTAGCCCCAGCTCGGCCCCCTTCCTGAGCTGGGGTTTTTTTCTGCCTATAAACTTGAGCTAACGGCTGAGTGTTAGCACCGCTGTTTCTGTTGAGTGTTAGCACCGCAGGAAACCCCTCAAATCAAATCATTAGGAGAATCATGTCTGACTTTATTAAGTCACAGATGGACACTCGCAACAACCTGATTGCACAGGCAAGAGAAGTTCTTGACATCGCACAGGCTGAGGCTCGCGGTCTATCAGCAGAAGAAAACCAGAAGATTGCTCGTATCGAGGCTGACATTGACCAGGCCGACACAGCTATCTCAACCGCTCGTTCTATCGCAGACCGCGAAGCTCGCGCAGCTGAAGCATCCGCTTCATTCGCTCCATCAACCAACGCAACAGCAAACAACGATGCAGACATCCTTCGCTCAATCGCTATGGGCGAGATGCGCGGATACGAGTTTGCTCGTGAAAACAGAACTCTAGTTCCTTCAGCTAACACTGTTGGCCAGAGCTTCTACGACCAGGTATTTGAGATTGCTCAGCTAGTTGGCCCAATGCTAACTGTGTCTGATGTCTTGAACACTCAGTCGGGCGAGAACCTGGTAATTCCGACAGTCACAGCGACTTCAACATCAGGATCAGTTGCAGCCGGCGGAACCATCTCAGAGTCAAACCCAACCTTCTCATCCATCACACTAGGTGCTGAGAAATACGGAGCTTTGAGCCAAATCGCCAGCGAACTAGTAAGCGATGCCGGATTTAACATCACCAGCTACATCGCCCAACAGCTCGGTACAAGCCTGGGTCTACAGGCTAACTCCGTTCTAACCTCAAAGCTATCTGCAGCCGCTGGCTCAGTAGTGACTGGTGGAACCGGTGTTGGTGGAGCAGCTACCTACGAAAACCTGATCGACCTAGTCTACGGAATCGCAGATGGCGCTCGTGTGTTGCCAAACTTGGGCTTCCAGATGAGCAAGTCAGGTATCGCAGCAGCTCGCAAGCTAAAGGATGGTGCAGGAAACTACATCTGGACCGACTCAGCAGTACCAGGTCAGCCAGCAACACTTCTTGGCTACCCAGTATTTGAGAACCCAAATGTTGCAGCAGTTGGAACAGGAACCAAGTCGGTGCTCTTTGGGCACCTACCGAGTTTCGTCGTTCGCGTTGCCGGCGGTATCCGAGTTGACCAGTCAGCTGACTACGCCTTCAACACTGACACAGTTACCTACCGAGGCCTAATTCGCCTTGATGGTGGACTAACCCACGCTACCCACATCGGGTACTTCAAGGGTGGAGCAAGCTAAACCCTTAGCTCAAAAGCTGAAAGGCCCCAAGCGTGTAGGTTCGCTTGGGGCCTTTCTTTTGCTAGGCTACTGCCATGCCTACTAAAAAAGAGAAACTAAACGGAGCTGTCAGCCTTTGGTCAAACAGCTACAACTCACCAACCGGATACGGACAGCAAGCCACTCACCTGCTAGACAGCCTCAAGGGCTCTGGCCTTGATGTGCAGATGCTCTCCAACTACGGACTTGAAGGTGTGCCAACAACAATCAAGACCCCTCATGGAGAGGTTCCACACTACCCTCGAGGCATTGACCTTTACAGCAACGATGCTGCACCGATAGACCACCAAAGCTTTATCGATAGAAACCCAGACAAACCAAACCTGTTTATTAGCCTTTACGATGTTTGGGTTATGCAAGCGCCAGGCTACGACAAGTTTCCGATTGCCTCATGGGTGCCCCTTGATCATGTGACAATGCCACCAAAGGTTGAGCAGTGGCTAACAAAGCCGAATGTCACACCTATTGCGATGGCACCTCATGGCGTTAGGCAGATGACAGCAAAAGGAATCGACTGTGAGTATGTGCCTCACGCTGTTGACACAAAGGTTTACAAGCCAAGCTTTGAGATTGGCAACCACGCCATCAACGACTACCTTGGCATTGAGCCAGACCAATTCCTTGTTGGGGTTGTTGCAGCTAACAAGGCCTCGGGCTTAGTGCACCGCAAAGCTTTTAGTGAATTGCTCATGGCCTTTAGCATCTTCTCCAAAGACCACCCTGACGCTTTGCTCTATCTACACACTGACCCTTACGGCTTAGCAGGAGGCTGGAACCTAATCAAGATCCTTCAGTCACTTGGCATACCTAAAGACAAGGTGCTCTTGCCTAACCCACACGACTACCGCTTTGGAATGTCCAAGAAAGACCTTGCTGCTATCTACACAAGAATGGATGTGCTACTTGCCCCTAGCTATGGAGAAGGCTTTGGCGTCACTGCTCTTGAAGCTCAAGCCTGTGGCACGAGGGTCATCGGATCTAACTGGGCAGCAACTCCTGACCTAATCAGTGAGGACTCTTGGCTTACCGATGGACAGCCGAGCTGGGATGCAGGGCAAGACGCCTGGTGGCAAACACCAAACATCCCTAGCCTTGTCAACGCACTCAAGGAGGCTTACGAAGCAGAGCGAGGCACTTCCACAATTGCAGTCGACTTTGCTCAACAGTTTGACATTCAAACAGTCTGGGAAAACCACTGGGTGCCGGTGCTAAAGAAGCTACTCAAGTGATCCCAGTCTTAGGCTTTGCAACCCTAAAAAGGTTTGACCTAGCTCAAAGGCTACTTGACTCAATCGACTACCCAGTAGAGCACCTAGTCATTGTTGACAACTCAGGGACTAACACTTGGCAACCTGCTCAGCCAGAAAAGGTGAAAAACCTTTGGATGATTAGAGTGCCCTTTGGGCTTGGCCTTGTAGGTGCTTGGAACTTGATTGTAAAGTCAACACCTCACGCCCCTTACTGGTTGCTAGTGAACGATGACGCATGGTTTGGCGAGGGAGCTCTTGACATCATTGATCAAGACGCAAACCCCGATGGGCTTTGCTTTCCACACATCAACACCGATTGGTCTTGCATTGTGCTTGGGCAAAAGGTGGTCGAGGAGGTAGGACTTTACGATGAACGCCTTTACCCCCTTTACTTTGATGACAACGACTATGAGCGCAGAATCAGAAAAGCTGGCTTGCCAGTCAGAAGGATAGACGCAATAGTCCACCATGACAACAGCTCTAGCTTGAAGGGCAACGAACTAAAGAACAATCAGACCTATGGCCGTAATCAGGCACTTTTTGAATCTAAAGTTTTGAATGACGATTACAGCGAAGGCAACTGGTCGCTAAAAATTAGAAGGGCAAACTCTTGGGACTAGTTTATACAGGTGGAACTTTTGACCTTTTCCACTCTGGCCATGCTAGGTTTCTGCAACGCTGTGCAGAGCTAGGGCCTGTCGTGGTCTCTCTAAACACAGATGAGTTCATTGAGGAATACAAAGGCAAGCCCCCAGTCATTAGCTATGCAGACCGAGAGGCTGTGCTTTTAGCTTGTCGCTTTGTCGACCGAGTGGTGCCCAACACAGGTGGGACGAACAGCAAGCCAAGCATTGAGGAAGTCTGGCCGGACATCATTGCCATTGGGACAGACTGGGCTCGGCGCGACTACTACAAACAAATGAGCTTTGACCAGGATTGGCTGGACGAGAGGGGCATTGCCTTGATCTACATTCCATACACACAAGGCATAAGCTCAACAGCCATAAAAGAGCGGATGATGTTTAGGCGTTAGACTAGACAAAGACTTATCAAAGGATTTCAATGGCAATCACAAATGGTTACGCTACCCTGGCTCAGGTCAAAGCAGCACTAAGAATTACAGACACAGTAGATGACAGCCTTTTAGAAATGGCTATTGAGTCAGGCTCACGAGCTATTGACGGATACACAAACCGCAACTTCTACGCCAACGGCACCGCAGTAAGGGTCTTCACACCTAGCGACAGCTTTGTCACAGAGATTGACGATTTGGTCACTCTGACAACTCTGAGGACGATGACTGATGATGACAGCGCCTTTGACACGACTTGGACATCAACCGACTACCAGCTCGAGCCACTGAACGGCAGAGCTGACGGACTGACCTCACCTTACACAAGCATCCGAGCCGTTGGCGATTACCTATTTAGCCAGTTTGAGCAAGAGGCAACTGTGCAGGTCACAGGAGTTTGGGGTTGGGCAGCAGTGCCAATCTCAGTCACACAGGCAACTGTCATTCAGGCGTCAAGAATTTATAAGCGTTTGGACTCACCCTTGGGCGTAGCCGGAATTTCTGACATCGGGATAATGAGAGTGAGCAACAGACTTGACCCTGATGTGGCTCAGCTGGTTGACCCACTACGCAGAATCAGGTTTGCATAGTGGCAAGCATTACCGACCTACGAACAGCCATTGCAACCAACCTTGGCACAATCTCTGGCCTACGCACTAGCCCTGAGATGCCGGACAACCCTAACCCACCGATTGCTTTAGTCAGGCCTGTCACTGTTGAATACAACCAGGCGATGGCCAAGGGCCTTACAAAATACAACTTCACAGTCGTTGTCATTGTTGGCAGGGCTGACGAAAGAACTGCTCAGCGATCGCTTGACGCTTACTGCTCATCCACAGGGGCCTCAAGTATAAAGAACGCAGTAGAATCAGATAAGACACTTGGTGGCAATGCCTACGACTGCCGAGTGACTGAAATGAGAAATTACACCCCCATCCAGCTAAACGAAGGCACATACTTAGCAGCGGAGTTCGCTGTTGATGTGTTTGCCGACTAGGAGAAAAACAGACAATGGCAAAGTTCATCGCTACCGACTACAAGGTCACAATCAACGGCACAAACTTTAGTTCCTCACTTGCATCGGTTGAATTGCCGATTGAAGTAGAAACTCAGGACACAACCGCTTTTGGTGCAACCTTCCGCACAGCAATCGCAGGATTGCAGACCGGCTCAATCACACTAGAGTTTCACCAGGACTTTGCTGGCGGAGCTATTGACAGCGTTCTTTACCCACTACTGGGAACCAACGCAACTGTGACTGTAAGCCCAACCTCAGCAACAGTGTCAGCTACCAACCCGAGCTTCACTGGAACCTATCTTGTGACCCAGTACTCCCCATTCAATTCAACCATTGGTGACCTCGCTACCCTGAGCGTGACCTGGCCATTGAACGGCGCATTGACAAGGGCAACAGCCTAAGACCATGCAGATCCCATTCATAGTTGAGTTTGTGGATGGCAATACGGAAAAGGTTGTCACTGGCACCCCAGACTTTATTGCCTTTGAGGAGAGATACAACTTGGCCATAACGACTATCCAGTCGGACCCTCGCCTAACCTACCTAAGCTTTATCGTCTGGAACTCGCTTCGCAGAACTAAAAAGACCGACAAGTCTTTTGAGGATTTTGTTGAAACGCTGAGCTCCATCTCAGGCGATGATGTGGACCCAAAAGTCTAAAGATCAAGGGGCTGGGAGCAACAAGCCAGCACTTCCTTATCGCTTACTTGGCCTGTGAAACAGGGATTGCACCCTCGGCTCTACTACAAGAGTCCGAGCGTATGCTCTTTACGATGCAGATGTATCTAAAGGGCAAAGCAGAACAGATGAGGCAATAATGATTAAGAGTATGTCAGTCGAGGTTTACGGCATTAGGGAAACCCTTGCCGAGATTCGCGATGTAGACAAAGACCTATTCTTTGAGATTAGAGCCTTTATGAAGCGTGGGGGTGACACCCTTGGTCGCAGGATTCAGGGCAACATCCCTTTGCTTGCACCGACTCGAGGCTTTAGGCATTCGGGTAGAACCTCGTGGAAACCTGCCACAACTAAAACAGTTGTAAGTGGTCGTAATGCTAGAGCTGGTATGGATGGCGCAACTCCCCTTCTCCAGGTGATTGTGAATGGAACTGCCGTAAGCATTGCCGACATGGCAGGACGAGGCGGAGGCAAGACTCGGCTCCAGACCACTAGGACCTATGAGTGGAAAGGCACTACCCGTAGGCACACTGTTACAACTCAGGGCCAAGCAATGATCAAGGCCCTGGGGATGGCTCCGTCACGCTACATCTACCCAGAGGCCGAGGCCAGCGTTCCATTCATTCAGGGCTATGTCTTGCAAGGCGTTGAGGCATACACTAACAAGCTCAATAGAAACATCGAAGTGATTGGGAACAGCTAATGGCCGGTATAAAAATCAACATCCTGAGCAACTTCAATGCTCAGGGATTCACCAAGCTACAAAGGGAACTCAAGCGACTTGACACACCTATTGAAAAGCTTGGAGCTGTCACTAGATCTCTAGCCCCTGCTGCACAGATTGGGCTTGTGGCTTTGACAGCTCTTGGGGTTGCTGCCGTTAGAGCTGCCGAGGACGCTCAGGTTGCTGACCGCAGACTTGCCAGCGTTGCAGAATCTATGAACCTTTTTGGCACTCAGACCGGAGCAGTCACAAAGCGACTACGAGAATTTGCTGACGCAACAATGAAGCAAACTGCCATTGACGATGAGGTCATCAAGGCAACACAGGCCAAACTTCTTACCTTCAAGAACCTAGCTGCAACTGCCGATGTCATGGGTGGAGCTATGGACCGAGCTACCCTAGCTGCTATTGACTTGGCAGCAGCAGGATTCGGCTCGGCAGAAACTAACGCCACTCAGCTTGGTAAAGCTTTGCAAGACCCTATCAAGGGAATCACTGCCCTAGCTCGAGCTGGTGTGACATTTACTCAGCAAGAGAAGGACAAGATAAAGGCCCTGGTTGAGTCAGGCAAAATGCTTGAAGCTCAGGACATGATTCTAAAAGCTATTGAAACTCAGGTTGGTGGAACTGCTGCTGCAACTGCAACAGGCTCAGCAAAGATGGCTGTGGCTTTTGGCGAGATGCAGGAATCTCTAGGCAACGCTTTGTTGCCGATTTTGGAAACGCTTGTGCCACTGATCACTGGACTCTTTGACTTTATCGCCAAGAACTCGGTGGTTGTTTCCGTCCTTGCTGGAATCTTTGGAGCTCTGGCTGTTGCCATTCTTGCTGTGAACTTTGCCCTGAACGCTAACCCGATTGTCAAGGTCATCACACTAATTGCAGCTTTAGCCGCTGGAGCTGTTGTCTTGATTAACTACCTAGTCGGCTTGTCTGGTGGCTGGGGCAAGTTGTTTGAGGCTATGCAGAAGGGCTTGGCTGAAGTAGGCAAGTTCTTTGGAGCTGTCTTTGATGGCATTAGCAACTTGGTTGTTGGAGTTATCAACGGACTGGCAACTAGGTTTGAGAACTTTATCAACACAATTATCAGTGGGCTCAACGGAATCATTAGCCTTGCTAACTCAGCTCTTTCAATCGTCTCTGGAGTGACTGGCGGAGCCGTAAACATTCAGGTGCCAAAGGTGCCGACTGTATCAATACCAAAGGTGCCAGTAAAGACTCCAGCAAAGATACCTGCCAAGATTCCAAAGCTGGCTCTTGGCGGAATCGTTATGCCTCGCCCAGGCGGAGTGCTTGCCAACCTTGCTGAGGCAGGACAGCCTGAAGCAGTCATTCCACTAAACAAGATGGGCCAATACACAAACAACAAGCCACAGAATGTTTACAACATAAATGTCAACGGCGGTGTTGGCTCTGGAGCCACAATCGGCAGGTCAATCGTTGAGGCCATTAAGGCTTATGAGCGATCTTCCGGTGCTGTCTTTGTGGGAGCGTAATGCCAGCCCCCTCAGTCAAAGTTGAACTAGGTCTAAACCTTGGCCAGTCTGACCCTTTTGCTTTTACTCTCAATGACGCTGTTGAAGGCGTCTTAGACAACACCAGCTTTACTCTGGGTGGCGAGAGATTTTTTGACATCAGCGACAGGCTTATAGCCACAAGCGTGGCACGAGGCAAGAACCAGGCACTTGACCGCATTGACGCTGGAACCTCAACTATTACAGTTGACAACTCGGACCGGCACTTTGACCCCTTGTATCCCAACGGCCCTTACTTTGGCCAGCTCATTCCTCGCCGAACTGTGAGGATTAGCTGCAACGACTTGCCAGTTTTCCTTGGCTCAATCGATGACTTTGACATTGCCTATGCACCTAGCAACCGATCGCAGGTAAGCATCTCGGTCTCGGACGCCTTCTCGGTGCTGACCAACTCAGGGCTTGAGGAGTTTACTCCTACTGCTCAGCTCTCAGGTGCTCGAGTCAACGCCATTCTAGACAGGCCAGAAGTCGACTGGCCCACCGCAAACAGAGAGATTGACACAGGAAACTCAACCATGCTTGGGGCCCTGATTGACGAGGGAACCTCGGTGCTGGAATACTTACAGCTTGTCAGCAACTCAGAGTTTGGCAACTTGTTTATTGGCAAGGACGGCAAGGTCGTTTTCCGCGAGCGAAACTCCGTGCCTAACACACCGAACCTGGTTTTTAGCGATGAGATTGTTGGCGGAGTTTACACAGGCATTCAGTTTGCGAGCGTCAACAATGTCTTTGGCTCAGAAAACCTTTACAACCGAATTCTTATTAGCAACGCTGCCAGCCCTGCACTTGAGGCCACAGCTTCAGATGCCGACTCACAAACAATCTACGGACCGCGAAGCTACTCTCAAAGCAACCTGCTAGTTGCTGATCAGTCTGAGTTGCAGTTCTTGGCAGACTTCTTGCTTGCCCGATTCAAGGAGCCACAGTATCGCTTTGAGGCCGTCACAGTGGTTATGGACACCTTGACACTAGCTAACCAAAACGCAGTCTTGGACCTTGAGATTGGGGACATCGTCCTTGTTAGGTTTGAGCCTTCAGACATTCCGCCAGCCATTGAGCAGTATGTCAGAATCATTGGAATTAGCCATGACTGGTCATCATCCAGCAAGAACATAACCTTTGCCCTAGAGCGGCTTGACTTTGCCATCTTTATCCTAGACAACCCTGTCTTGGGCGAGCTGGACAATGACCGCTTGGCCTACGAGTAGTAAACTAAAACGAGAACATAAGGAACCCAATGCCAAGAAAAACCTTTACCGCAGGAGAAGTTCTTGCGGCTGCTGATGTCAATCTGTATCTTTCAAATGAACAGAATCTCACTGCCTCAACAGCTACCTCTTACACAGTGCTTACCACTGACCGCTACAAGATTCTAGAGTTTGATGGTGGGTCAGCTACTACTGTGACATTCTCAACCGCCACAGCTTTTATCGCTGGCGAGCGTGTTGACATCCTTCAGGATGGCGCTGGCACTGTCACGATCACTAGGGACGGCACAGCCGTTAGCCTTGCAGGTCGAGGAACCGCTGGCACCGCTTACCGCATTGGTCAGCGTTATGACGCTGTTTCTGTTGTCTGTGTAGGTACTAACTCTTACCGCATTATTGGTAACGCAACGGCAGTCTAATGACTCTCTCAGCGTTAGGTATTTTTAGTGCTGCTGGGGCTGGTGGGGGAGTTTCCCTAGATGCCTATGAGCTAATCAGCTCTACCATTTTAGGTAGTTCCCAGCCTTCTGTCACCTTCAGCAGTTTAGGGGACTATTCATCTACCTACAAGCACTTACAGATTAGGGCAGTTGCTCGCTCCACTAGAGCAGATGTTGACTCAGCTATAAATGTCCAGTTCAACGCAACAACTTCTGGATACTTCTACCACGAACTTCAAGGCAACGGCTCTAGCGTTTCATCATCGGCTTCTACTTCTCAAAGCTCGATGCGACTTGGTTTCACTACTGGAAACAGCTCAGCTTCTAATGCTCATGGTGCTATGGTGCTTGATGTCCTTGACGCTTACTCAACAACAAAGAATAAAACCTTTAGAGCTTTGACTGGTGGAACTGACCTTAACCGAATTAGGCTTACTAGCGGAAGCTTGGCATTGACCAACAGCATTACTGAGATAAAGCTCATTGACGCTTTTGCCAGCTTCAATACTGGTTCTCGCTTTTCAATCTATGGCCTGAAAGGTTAGAAATGCCAACACCTACTTATACACCTCTAGCTACTGTGACTCTGGCTTCAGCAACTTCGAGCGTGTCGTTTTCAAATATCCCAGCTTCCTATCGGGACTTGGTTCTTATTTTGAATGGAAAAGCAACAGCAGGTGGCTCAGGAGCGAGGCTAAGAGTCAATGGGGATACTAGTACAAACTATCCAAATATTAGAATGTACGGATACTCTGGTGGAACTGGCTCTGATGCTGGGACTGGAGCTTTTCTGGACATTGGTGCTATGAATACAAATGACGGATACCAGTCAGTCGTTCAATTTATGGATTACTCTGCTACAGACAAGCACAAGACAATTCTATCCCGCCCACAAGAATCTTCACTTGGAGCGGTTCTTGCTAATGCTGGAAGATGGTCAAACACCGCAGCTATAACTTCAATACTTGTTTACGCTGGGTCTGACCAGTTTGCGTCTGGCTTCACAGCAACTTTATACGGAATTGCGAGCTAGAAAATGACAATGAAACTTATAGAATCTAAAACTCTAGGTACTGCTGCTGCCTCGATTGAGTTCACCTCTATACCGCAAACATTTACTGACATTATTGCTAAAATTTCAGTCAGGCAAAGTAGCAATTTTGGCAATCCTTATGCGCCTATCAGTTTTGCATTGAATTCTAGTGCCTCTAATAAGACAAGTCGTTATCTTATCGGTGAGGGCACTGGGACATCGTCACCTAACTACACAGAGTTTTATTTATGGACACCATCTAATTCGACAACAGCTAATACATTCTCAAACAACGAGCTTTACATTCCTAATTACACAGGCTCAACAAATAAGTCAATCTCTATTGACAGCGTTACTGAAAATAACGCAACAGGAGTCCTAAATGCTATTGGTGCCGGTCTTTGGTCAAATACTGCCGCTATAACAACGCTCACCTTCAATTCAATTGCTGGCAACTTTGAGGCTGGCTCAACAGTTTCTTTATACGGAATCCTAAAAGGCTCTGACGGAATAGTCACCACCTCTCCATAACAAGAAAGAAAAGAAAATGACAGAAGTAATTACCAAGCTAGTAGTGGACTGCTCAACAGGCGAAGCAACAGAAGTACCTCTAACAACCGAGGAACTAGCACAGCGAGAAACTGACCGCCTAGCTTACGAAGCTCAGGAAGCAGAACGCCTAGCTGCCGAGGCAGAAAAAGAAACTGCTAAAGCCTCTGCTAATGCCAAGCTAAAAGCTCTGGGTCTGACAGACTCTGAAATCGCTGCTATCACTAACTAATGGCTGAGGAAACAACTGGGGTACGCATTACCCAGCACATGATCTACCAAAAGCAACTAGAGATGAACGACACTCAGCTCAAGATGCTTGTCAAGCTAGACAACCTGGATGATGTGCCGGACAGGATTAGAGAAGTCGAGCTGTCTTTGGCTCGCCTAGCCTGGATTGAAAAGATTGCCTACACAGGCCTTGCTGCTGGTGTAGTTGCCCTTGTTGGATCACTACTGAACATCATCAGGTAAGTTAGCCCTTTTATTCTGGTTGCACTTGCCATGACTCGGCTTGACATTAGCCAAAGTATCGGGGCCACCCTTTGAGATAGGTATTACATGGTCAATCTGCAAACCTTTTTCCCAGCCCTCAACACCAATCCTTCTAGGCAAGGTTAGGTCTATTGCCTCGCAACAGATGTGGCAAACAGCACCATACAGCTCAAGTACCTGAGCCTCTGTGTATTTTTCCCAGCCGTTAGCTTTTTTCCTAGCCCTTTTTCTACGAGCTATGGCGTTTATCTTGTCTGGGTTTTCGGCTCGATACTTTTTGCCCTTTTCCCTGTGGTATTCAATCTTTGACTTGTAAAGCTCAGGCCACTTGGCTCGCCTTTGCTCATTCAGCTTGTCTTTGTTTTTGTAGTAATGAGCTAAATTTTGCTTCCGGTATTTATCGGGGTCTTTTTGCCTACTAATGTTTGAACACAAATTGACACATGGCTTGCACCTGCTTCTGGGCGTTGTAGTCCCATGATTTAGGTAATAGTCAGATACAGGCTTAAGTTGCTTACAGTAAGTGCAAGTCTTATACTCGGTCATAGTGGACTCCTTTTCAGTCTGCTCACGCCCCTGGATGTTTCCGCATCGCAGGGGTCTTAGCTTTTATTCTACCTGTAAACTGGTTATAAAGACTGATAGGACAACAATGAAAACCAGGCCACAGTTCCCTTTAGACGGCAAAAGAAACAAAGACTGGAAAGTCACCTCACCCTTTGGGATCCGTATACATCCAATTGAGAAAATTAGAAAGTCACATAATGGGACCGACTTGTGGGGGCCAAAGCCAAAGATTTGGGTTGAGGCTTGGCATGACGGCACTGTTCTTTACTCAGGCCCATCAAGGCTAAAAAAGGCAGACGGCTCACTAGGTGGCATTGGCTACTATGTTGATGTTCGATCAAAGATTGACGGCAAGTGGTTTGTGTCCAGGTACGGCCACATGGTCGAGGGTAGCCTCAAGGTTGCAAAGGGCCAAAAGATTACCGCTGGCACAAAGCTAGGCATCATGGGCAACACCGGTGCATCGGCTGGTAGACACTTACACTTTGAGATTTGTAAGGGTCGGGTTCACCGCTGGACACTTGACGGCAAGGGTTTTGTTGACCCGATGAAGTTTGTATTCAATGTCATTGACAAGTGGGATTTAGACCAGACCATCCCTAAGCCAATCGAGGACACAGGCGAAACCCTACCTGCCCCGATTCACGAGCCAGAGCCAGTAGTAAAAGCCCCTAAGCCCCCAAAGGTAAAGCCAAAACTTGCTAAGTAGATTAGCCAAGAACAAAAGCCTACGACTTATGTTTGTGGGCTTTTTTCTTTTCTTTATGGCTTGGCAACCTTCCCCTGCCTACGCTGCACAAGCGATGGCCACAATAACCTGTGCCGACTCAACTGGCAATCAACAAAGCTATGCGACAGGATGGAACAATGAAAACAACTACTTCTTGGATAAAGGCAACATTGCCCAGCACTTTTGCGAGGGTGGTTGGGCTGGCCAGTTCACCGCTTTTGTTGGCGTTGTATCTAGTGACGGCACTGAGCTGGATCCTGCTTTGCTTTACCATCCTGGCTACACTGCTCCTTTGCCTATCAGCCCCACTCCTAGCCCTGAACCTTTACCGGAAACTAAAACGACAGTAAGGACAGATCAAGTTGAACGAACCGAAACAGTTGAGCGCTCCCAAGATGTGGCTCGCACTGAGGAAGCTGTCAGAGAGCCTGAGCCAGTGGCTCAGGTGGCTCCCATAAACCCAGAACCAACCCCTGAACCTACGCCAGAACCGAGTCCAGAACCAGAGCCTAGTGCCACAAGCCCTGTAAAGCCCGTAGAGCCGACAAAGCCCCCAGAAGCCATAACACCTACCCTCGAACCTGTTGAGCCTTCTACGAGCCCGACAGAGCCTCAGATTCCGAGCGAGCCTAGTCCTGAGCCTACTTTGCCAGAGGAAACAATCAGCATCGAACTAGCGTTGGAAGCAGTCGGTAAACTTGTAAACAACCTACGCTCAATCGGGTCGGACCTTAGTCCAGAAGTACGAGAACAGGCACAGCAAGTAATTGTTGCGTCTGTAATCGTCACCCAGGTCGCTCTAGCAGGTAGGAAACCTTGAAGTTCATCAAAGACCAACTAGATCAGGCTTGGACAATCGTTGGCCTGAGCATCGCTTGGGTCGTGCTTGAAGGCACAGCTAAAGACTTTGCAGGTTGGGCCATCCTAATTACCATTGCACTTTGGGCAGCAACTTACCCCCTACGAAAGGACTGACCTATGTGGTTAGACATCGCTCGCAGAACCTTGGCCGTTATTATTTTGAAGGTCACAGGCATCTTTGTTGGAGGCGCAGTCATTGGACTTGAGGTAGCTCAGGCAGTAGCAATGGCAGCGTTCGCCGGAATCATTGATGTGGCTCAGGAGCTCTCTCGCTCTTACCTGGCAGATGGGCAGATTGACGCCGAGGAGATCAACAAGTCTTTTGGCAAGATTGCCGACAAGACTGACAAAAAGGGCTAAGCCCTTAGCTTCGAGCGTTCCTCGGCTGTAGTGCCACCCCAGATACCAACCATGCCAGCTGACAAAGCGTAGTCAAGACACCTCAGCCTTACCGGACAGTCGGTGCAGACTTCCTTGGCTACAGCGATCAGCTTTTTGCGCAGGTAAACATCTGGCTCATCCTCGGGAAAAAAGCACTCAGGTAGCTGGCTACACTCAACGCCCCCGTTCTCGCTGATGGCGTGTTGAAGCTCAATGTATTTTCTTTCAAGTTGTCTTGTCATAGGGTCAGATTAGAGTAATCTCAAGACAAATAGCAAACCCACGCCGAGAGAGTTAGCGTGGGCTTGCCGACAAGGAAAGAGAGGGAAACCTTGCCAGTATCAAAGCTACCAACCGAGATAAACGAGTTGCACGATGCAGTCCTGCTAGGCAACTTTGCCAACGGCTCGCCTGAATGGCACGAGCTCCGCAACGAGCCAGGAGCCATCGGGGGCAGCGAGATAGCAGCTTGCAGTGGTCTTTCACAATGGGAGTCACCCATAACAAAATGGGCAAAAAAGACCGGACAGATTCCTGACGAAGTCCAGCCCAACATGAGCATGAAGCTTGGGACAAAGCTCGAGGCACCTATCTTGGAACTCTTTGCAGATGAGCACCCTGAACTTGAGATTTACGAAACAGGCACCTGGGCCAACAAGACCTACCCTTGGGCAAGAGCAAACCTTGACGGACTCTACAAAGACTCAGAGGGCAACTGGGGCATTATTGAGGTCAAGTTTTCTAGGGATTACTGGAGCTCAGTGCCTCAGTCTTACCGAGCTCAGGTGCTTTGGTACATGAAGGTTTTTGGAATTAGACAAGCCAAGGTTGTTGCTCTTGCAGGATCAAGCTTTATGGAGTTTGACATTGAGTGGGATGAGTTTGAGGCGAACACACTTTGGGAGTCAGCTCTTAGATTTAGACAAGCTTGCCTTGACCTAAAGATGCCTGACTGGGACGGCTCCAACTCAACACTAGAAACAATAAGAGCTCTGAGCCCAAACATTGAGGACGGCGAAGCTGACCTTGACGAGCTTGGGGTGCACTACTTCAACGCTGTCAATGACGCTGAGAAGGCTAACAAGCTAATGACAGACCTCAAGGCTAGAGTTATCAAAGCAATGGAAGGTAAGAAGCGAGGCATCATCTACGGCGAGCACCTGCTCAGTCTTAGGTCAAGAGCCGGCGGAGCACCTTACTTGCACCACGAGAAGGGAAAGTAAATGGCACAATTCAACCTCAACGACTACGAAACAGTCGAGGAGCGCATCAGGCGTTTCTACAAAGACAACCCTGACGGCAGGATCATCACTGAAAATCAGACAACACTTCAGGACCGACAGGTCAGCACTTGGGTTGTTTACGCTGCTGTCTACCTCACTAATGACCGCGAGGCTTTAGCAAGAGCAACAGGGCTGGCTTACGAGATTGACGGAGTTGGCATGGCTAACAAAACTTCAGCTCTTGAAAACGCAGAAACATCTGCTATTGGTAGAGCCCTAGCTAACGCTGGCTACTCAGGAAACAAGCGAGCTTCACGCGAGGAGATGGCCAAGGTTGCAAGGGATAAAAAACCAAGTGCAACTGCTAAAGACTGGCTTGCAATGGCAGCAGAGTTAGGCAATGACCTTGATGGTTTACGCTTGCTTTACAGCGAAGCTAAGACTGGCGGAGCTGACACAGCAACGCTAGACAAAATCAAGGAAATCGCTAATGGACTATCAGGCACAAAGGATCCTGCTTAGTTCAATTCTTGAAGTGCAGGAATGCTTGCATGAGCAATACGACAAAGGCGAATACGACATCCTGACCGACCTATGGAGATTACAAAGAGAGAAAGCTAGAAGGCTAAGAGATGGAAATTATTACACCAGGCCACATAGTCCAGGAGCTGCAACGCCTGACAAGCGAGATGGACAGGGGAGCTAGTGCTCTCTATGACGCAGAGTGCAAGCTCGCGGATGCAGAAGCGGCATACGACAAGGCAGTCTCTTTAGCCTTTATCAATAACGCCGGCACAGTTGCAGACCGACAGGCTGTTGCTAAGTTGCAATCGGTAGAGGAAAAGCTAAAGGCTGACCTAGCCAAGGCTGAGTACAACAGGGTCAAAACCAAGATGAGAACCCTGTCAGATCAGGCCACAATGATGGCTGTCATAAGCAAAAATGTGGAAATACAGTGGAAACACGCCTAGCTGGTAGCCTTGGCTGGTGATTGCCGAAACCTGCTCATGTGGTGCCAAGTTCAAAACTGACGAGGCCAACCCGATTCTGCTAGTTAGAGAATGGCGCAGAAAACACAACTGCCAGGAGCCAGCACCAGAACTGAGGGATTTTGAAACAAGCTCATCGATTGGATTTAGCGCCGACTACAAAGGCACCGGACTTGACATCCCTGCAAAAGAATACGACCCTTGGGATGAATAAAAAAACCTTTGACAAGTTTTTAGCAAGGGATGTTTGCTGCTCTCACTGTGGCACTACGGATGACACACTTATCCCTCAGCACCGCAAGAACCGAGGCATGGGAGGAAGCAAAAAGCTAGACAGACCAAGCAACATCATTGTCTTGTGCTCGGAGGCTAACGGCTTGCTCGAGTCAAACAGCAAGTTTGCAGAGCTCGGCCGCAAGTTCGGCTGGAAGCTTGAGCGCTGGCAAGAGCCTGAAAGCACCCCTGTTTACATGGGCAACGGCTGGTTCCTGCTAGATAACGATTACAACACACGCAGGGTAGAGCACGACATTGATTACTTTTAGACTGCTAATGTACAAACACAACTAAATAACAAAGGCCCCCCTGAGAGAACTCAGAGAGGCCGATACCAACAGATCAGGTGTTGGCATCTCTAGCAATTATAGTGTGCCAACCTAAAAAGGAAGGCGCATTTTATGTTTAACTGGGAGAGCAAAACACTCGCCGAAGTGCTTGAGATGTACGGCGGAAACATTTTCATGGCTGAGATGGATTACCAGGCTATGGGACTAGACAACGGCCAGTGGGTCATGCTTGTCAAAGAGGGTTACGATAACAGAGTCATTAGCCCGACTGTCATGATGCTGATGGCTGAGAGAGCAGCAGCAAGATGAGCATTGAGGCAGTAGCCCTAGTACTAAACAACTCCAAAGCCACCGGCAGGGCGAAACTTGTCTTGCTTGGAATTGCAAACCATCTTGGAGATCAAGGAGCCTGGCCTTCAATTAGCACTTTGGCACGATACGCAAATGCCTCAGACCGATCTGTCAAGCGCGACATCCAAGAACTGATTGAGCTCGGCGAGCTAAGGGTCGAGCTACAAAACGCACCGACAAATCACCAATACAAGACCAACCTTTACTGGATAACAATTGGCTCAGGGGTGACAGATTCAGCACCAGGGGTGACAGACTGGGTAAGCAGGGGTGACAGCTCAGGTAAATCAGGGGTGACACCTGTTGGCACACAAAACATCAATATAACCATCAAAGAACCATCACTAAAAAGCAACGCTGATGAGTTTGAAACCTTCTGGAATCTATACCCAAAAAAGATTGCAAAAGCTGATGCTCTAAAAGCCTGGAACAAAGCCACAAAGAAAAAAACCGCTGAGGAGCTGATTGGACTAGTCAAGGCTTACTCAGAGAGCAAACTACCCGACCACCAGTTCATCCCTTACCCTGCCTCATGGCTAAACAAAGAGCTTTACGATACAGTCCAAACTGAGCAAACAAAACCAGCTGGCAAACCTATCTTTGGGAGAATCAAGTGACCCACTTTGAGATGTCCGTTATTGGCTCGGTGCTCCTGACCAACGGCAAGGCACTGGATGACCTGACACTCTCGCCAGCCGACTTCTACGATCTAAACAATGGCAAAATCTACGAGGCGATGCTCGAGATGAAGCGCGACAGATTGCCCTTGGATGTGATTACTCTCTCTGCAAGGCTTCCTAAGTACGCAAGCTTTTTGCACGACTGCATGACCGCAACCCCAACAGCTGTGAGCGTTGCCTACTACGCCAGCAAGGTGATTGAGGAATCAACTAGGAGAAAGCTTGCACAGGCCGGAACACTGATCCAGCTAAAGGCACAAAGCGATGACTTACCTGCTGCAATGAATCAGGCCAAGCGAGAGATTGACAATCTAATTGACCGCAACCAAGCAAGCAAACCAAGCTATGTTAGCGAGGAGCTGATTCCTTACCTTGACGAGATTGACAAGCCCAAAGATTACCCACTTAGCCCTTGGCCATCACTCAACGAGATTCTTGCAGGATTTAGACCAGGAGCTCTTTACATTATTGGAGCTCGGCCTGGCATTGGAAAAACAATTGTTGGCTTGCAGATTGCTTGGGAGCTTTCAAAGCAGGGGCCAGTTAGTTTTCACAGCCTTGAGATGGGCAAATCGGAACTCTACAACCGCATAATCAGCATGGAGGCCGAGGTCTACATTGGCAACATTGAGAAGGGGACACTCAAGGACATTGACTGGGACAAGATTGCAAGAGCTAAAGAAAAGATAACGAGCCATCAGCTCGCGATCCACGACAAGTCTGGCCAAAACCTTATGCAGATACGAGCCCTTGCGAACAGCGTAAAAGGCAACGGCAAGCTCCGAGCAATAGTCGTTGACTACCTCGGCTTGATTCAGGACACTGAAAAGGGCCGAAAGCGTTACGAGATGATCACTGACATTTCTATCGGGCTAAAGAACCTTGCTCGAGATTTGGATGTGCCAGTCATTGCACTAGCCCAGCTCAACAGAGGACCTGAGCAACGCAAAGACGCCCGACCCGACCTGGCTGACCTTCGCGACTCAGGAGGGATTGAGCAGGACGCTGACGCTGTAATACTTCTGCACCGAGAGTCAATCGCTGAGGATCAGTTTGAGTGGCAAAAGAGCTGGATGATTATGAAGGTTGCCAAGAACCGACAGGGAGGCTTGGGAGAAGTAGGACTCAAGTTTGAAGGCCACCTTTCCCGAGTTGTTGAGGGATAAGATTATGGCGTGGATGACAATGTGGCACTGTGCTGCCGATGCGGTGCGACCTGGAAGGTCAACACTCACAAGCGAAAGAGGAAAGACCTTAAGTGCCAGTCCTGCCGGATGCACCGAGCCTTGGTCATTAAGTACGGCTCTGAGAAGTGCATACCTTGGCAAGGCGAGTTTGACAAGGAAACCCTTACCATTCCACTCTTTGACGGAAAACCAGTGCTACCAGGACTTAGATCTTGTGGCCACCTAGACTGCACCAACCCTAACCATGTCATAGGTGACCACTAAAGTAAAAAAAAACAAGAGAAAAGGAAAAAGAGATGGCAAGCATCAAAGTAAAAGGCACCATTAGCCGAGTCTTCTACGAAGGCAAAGGCATTGAGCTAACCGAGGCCTACACAACCAAGGCTGGCGAAACAATCAACAAGCGATACACAGTTTGGCTAAAGACACCAACCACTTTTGACATCGGTCAGGAGATTCAGGTTGAGGGTCTTTACAGCTCTGAGATTGACAACTGGACCAACAAAGAAGGCGAAGCAAAACAGTCAATCAAGGTCAGCATCAACAACCCTTACATCACACCAGGCAACCCTGCCGATGTGGTGAAGTCGATGTTTGAGCCAATGCACGAGCCAAGCCCCTTTTGAAAAATCTCCGTTGGCTAGTCCCTGCCCTCACCGCCGGCATACTAATAAACCTATCCTTGAACACAACTAGCGTTCTTGAGGGTTTGGGACTAGCCCTCGGCCTTCTCTACAGCCTTGCTGCCATAATGGGAGCATGGGAACTGCATGGCCGAGGTAAGCTTTAGCGTTTCTGGCGATCCAGCCAGCCAAGGCTCCCACGCAATCATGCAAGGCCGGATTGTGCAGGTCAACAGTAAGAAACACAAGGCCTGGCGAAAAGCAATAACCGATGAGGTAGGTGCAACACTGCCCCCCGACTGGGAGCCGATAGACGGCCCCTGTGAGCTCATAGTCAACTTCTACATGGCAAAGCCAGCGTCAGTAAAACGCTCATCCCCTTCAGTAGCTCCCGACCTAGACAAGCTTGTCCGATCGGTGGGCGATGCCCTAGCCATTGCAGGGGTTTATACCGATGACAGCCGAATCACTCGAATCTCAGCGCGAAAGCTCTACGCCCAAGGCATTGAACCAGGGGCCACAATCACTGTAAAAGCCCTAGATTAGGCCAAAATAACGCCTTTATAACAATGCCAAAAAAAGGCAAAAAAAAGGCAAAAATCTCCCAAAAAACACCAAAAAGATTGCTACTGTAAATATACGAGCTCAAGGGGAGCTCAGAACAGGAGCACCAAATGAACACAACTGACCCAGCTACCGCAGAGGGCTACAGCTACAACATTGAAGGCTTTTACACTTCTGCTAGGGACACCGGTGCAGAGCTAAACAAGTTCCGCATTCTTGAGGAGCTTCGCAAGAAACTTGACTCAACAAAAAACCCAGATGAAGCATTCGGACTGAGAATTGCCATTGAGATTGTGAGAAAAAACTGATGAGAGGCTGGCTACTGACAGTAAGCGTCTTCCTATCATTCGGCTTGACTCTAGCCATTCAGGAATACAGCATCAACCTTGGCTACCTGATTGGCGTGGCTCTGATTGGGATTCACTTTTTAGTGATCGCACTCTGGTTTACTCGCAAGGATTCCAGATGAATAAAAAACACCTCGGAGAAGTCCTAGAGCAAGCAAGACTCTGGACAAACAAAGAGTACGAAACCAAGGGGGGCAAGCCTGAAACTGACTTTTACTACATTCAGCAACAGCTTGCCAGGCTAACCCTTCTGCAACACATTGCTGACACCTACATAGAACAGAGAGAAAATGGCCAACTATAACCCTGAACCAATTGAGTTTGCAGTCATGGACTACAACCCAAACCAATACAACTTTGGGATTGCCAAAGCTGACGGAATCAACATGGGCAGAAAGATGATGAAGGACGAAGTCCTAAGACTCATTAACGCTGCTTACCCACAGCCAACAAAAGCGATCGCAATTGTGATTGACCTTATTGAGGGGGTGCAAGTTGATTCAGATAGCAGTCTCTCAGCTTCCACAAGATAAGCTCGCCGCTTACAACAAGGGCCGGCGCGATGAACAGCTGGCAGTCGAATCTCTACTCGAGGCAATGCGACTTGACGGCACCCTTGACATCGCAACAGGCCACATGATTATGGGCTACTTGGCAACATTAGACAGAAGGCCAAAGGTGGAGGCATGAGCGACCTACAAGAAATTATTGCAACCAACAGCATAAAAGCCTTCAAGAATGGAATGCAACACGAGCGCAACCACATCATCCAGCTACTAGCAGAAACCAAAGACCAGACACTCTGCACTTGTCATGGCTGTAAGGAATGGCTCAACGCTTTGGATTACATAATCGCCAGGATAGAAAACAAGATCCATGACTGATACCGAATACACTTCAGGATTCAACAACGGCAAGCGATACGAGCGCGAGGCCATCCTTGAATACCTTGCCTACCATCCACAAGCGACAGCTGAGGACATTACTGCCGAGATAGAAGGCAGATACAAGTCAGACATGAGAGCTAACCTGGCAGGTGCAAAATGGGACTGAGCATTGAGGAGCTTGAGCTAAGGCTTGACCTGCTTTCCATCCAGCTTGCCGAACTTGCCAAGATAGTCAACGAGATTGAGGCCCAAGCGGAGGAGATTCAAAATGGCAATCTTTAGTCGAGCGATGCGCAAGTGGGCCAAGAGAAAGCTCAAGGACATTTGGTACCGAGGATACGCTGCCGGATACCAAGCAGGAAACCATGACGGCATTGAGTACCTAACCAACCGAGTCATCCAGGAGCTACAGGACGATGCAGTTCTAAGCATGACTGCCGACCTGGACACTCTTGAACGGATCGTGGAGATTATCGAGGCGGTGAGAGATAGTGGCGAAACACCGAATGATTAGACACAAGACAAACTGGAAGTTTCTACTACGCTGGTATAAGTACCGAATTGAGTTTTACCTTGGCAGACTTGCTAAGGCATACATCTCACGAGGCAGACACTAAGGGGGCAGCAATGCTTGAAGGGCTAACACCACCAAAGAAACAGCCAGCTTGTAAAGTTAGGACTGTGATTGAATCACTAGAACCAAAAGATTCGCAGATTCTAAAAGAGGCACTGGCTAACCCAGATTGGCCTCACTCAACTTTGGCGCACGAGCTAAACAAGCGAGGCGTAAAGATAAGCGAGCAACCAATTCGCACTCACAGGCTCGGCAGGTGTAGCTGTGCTTGAATCACTTGAGCCAACCCCGAGGATTACGGCCCCAAAGGATTGGCGTCCAGCGGTGGAGTTTGATGGCACTAACGGCCAGGCTACAACTCCGCCGACTACCGGCAACCAGCCAGACTTCACTCAGTTTCTAATTGACCAAGGCTTTGACCCTGAGAGAGTAGAGATTTTTGGTCCAGTTAGAACTTCACGCTGGCAACAGCGCGAGGGTGGGGACTGGCTGGTTAGCTGGAGATTCAACTTCCGAACTAAGACAGAGCTTGATCTTGATTTGCCAACGCTCTACGCTCAGGCCAAAAAGACTAAGTTGCCAGCAAGGAAAGAAGCAAAAGAGGGCAAGGCCTTTGTCATCATTCCAGCTGACTACCAGGTAGGCAAGACAGGCTCAAGGGGCAACACCCAAGACTTGATTGCCAGAGTCTTTGACAGCTACCAGCGCATCGAGCAAAAGCTAAAGCAAGGCAACTACGAGAAGGTAATTATTCTTGACGCTGGCGATGTGATTGAGTCGGTCTCTAACGCTGCTAACTTTGCTCAACTTGAGAGCAACGACCTTAGCCCAATGCAACAGGTTGACATGGCTGCTGCTTTGCTCTGGGACCTGATAAAGCTCTCGGCTAAGTACGCACCAGTGACCTACGCTTCAGTTGGCTCTAACCATTGCCAATGGAGATTCAACGGAAAGGCTGTTGGAAAGCCTGGACTTGATGACTGGGGCATTGTGATCTTGCAACAGTTACGCAGACTCAGCACCGAGCTGGGAATGGATGTCAACTACCTCATCCCAGACCCCTTTGACGAATCACTTGCCTACGATGTCTTTGGTGATCAGTTCCATATCGTTGCCTTAGCTCATGGCCATCAGGCAAAGCGACCTAACGGAATGGAGCAGTGGCTTCAAAAGCAAACCTTTGGTCAGGGCCCAACCTCATCCTTCACAACTTTTGTCTCTGGACACTTCCATCACCTAAGAGTTGAGGAGCTAGGACAAGGGCACAACGGAGGTTCACGCTACTGGGTACAGGCCAGCACGATGGACAATGGCTCAGACTGGTTCCGCTTGCAGTCCGGCACCGACTCAACCTGTGGGATTGTCTGCTTTGAGCTAGAGCGCAACAAACACTTCCAAGGCACTGTTTACAAACTGTAAGTTGCAAGAAAAGAGAGAGATGAAAATAGGAAGCTTATTCAGCGGCTATGGAGGCTTGGACCTAGCGGTCAGCAAAGTCTTGAACGCTGAGGTTGCTTGGCACTGTGAATGGGAGGACGCACCGAGCAAGGTGCTCGAGGCTCACTTCCCAGGCGTTCCGAACTACCGAGATGTAACCAAAGTTGACTGGCACTTAGTTGAGCCAGTTGACATCCTCACAGGCGGCTTTCCTTGCCAGGATTTATCACTGGCTGGCAAGCGAGCTGGACTACAAGAAGGAACCCGATCTGGCCTTTGGTCGGAGTTTCACAAAGCAATAAACATTCTGAGGCCATCAATTGTTGTAATCGAAAATGTTAGGGGCTTACTAAGTGCAAAAGCAGATAGCGGTATGGAATACGGACCTGAAATTATGGACCAAGCCGAGCGAGGGGCTATTCTCCGAGCGCTTGGAGCTGTACTCGGGGACTTGGCCGACATCGGGTATGACGCAAAGTGGAGTGGCGTACGAGCTTCCAACGCAGGAGCTCCCCACCAGCGTTTCAGAGTCTTTATTGTTGCGAAGCCCAACAGCTAGTCAAGGAGAAGGCGGAGCACTTGGCGAAGCTGAGGCCCGTAAGCGTGGCAACACAGTCGGCATCCGCGATCAGGCTATGGACCTTGCTAAATTGCAGGGCCACAAAGTAAGCAGACAAGTTGCTAACTTGCCAACCCCAACTGTCTCTGACCAATACACAGGCAACCTTGCCAGCTCACAACAAAAGCCAGGCTCAATGCACTCAGTGACTTTGGCTCAGGTCTTTCACAAGCCTGACCTATTTCCAACGCCTGTAGCCTCGGACTGGAAAAACGGCAGAGCTGGAGAAGGCTATGGCCCCAACTTGCCACAGACAGCGAAAGACTTACTGCCCACACCTATTGTCAGAGATTACAAAGACGGGAGCTCAGATGTTATACGCGATGGCAAGGTCCAGACTGACACAGTTGCTAGGGCAATCTTTAGCAGTGGCGAAGTCTTGCTCGGCACTCCTCGAGCCAACGCTGCTAACTCCTCATCAAAGCAAGTAGAGCAAGGAGCACCTAAGTCAAGGATTGAGGATCAAGTGCTAACAACTGACTGGGGCAAGTTTGAGCCAGCAATAAGACGCTGGGAAGCTATCCTTGGCAGACCTGCACCAGAGCCAACAAAGCCAGATGGAAAAGACGGAAACCATCGCCTTAGCTCTAAGTTCACAGAGTGGATGATGGGACTACCTGATGGCTGGATAACCGGACACGAACTCAAGCGCAATGACGAGCTCAAGCTTGCAGGTAACGGAGTCGTGCCACAGCAAGCTGAGTTAGCATTGAGGCTACTGCTTGACTTGCCAGAGGAAAGATAAAGATGCCAGCCTACGACTACAAGTGCAACGACTGTGGCATGACCCTAACAATCGTTCGGGGCATAGCTGACGAGGAGCACAAGCCCATCTGCATCAACTGTAGAAAGCTCATGCCTCGGGCCTACGACTCAGCTCCAGCTGTCACCTTCAAGGGAAAAGGCTGGGGTAAGGATTGAGAATCTTTCCTAAGCCCTGCCTCAAGTGCAAGGCAATCTTCACAGCTAGGTCAGAGTATTGCGAAGGTTGCCGGCTAGAAAAGAAACCAAGGGAACAAAAACCAAGAATTGAAACCCCCGAGCGCAAACAAAGAAAAGCCCTGCTTTATAACTACGGGTACAAAAAAAGGGCGGGGGCTCTCAAACAAACCGCTACCCACTGCCATCTCTGCCAGCAACCATTCGCTGATCGCAATGAGATACAAGCTGACCACTTGATACCTGGTGACCCCAACAGCCCACTTGCTCCAGCTCACGCTAGGTGCAACGCCTCGAGAGGCAACAAGAAGCTAACCTAATCGCCACTTAGAGCTAGAAGCCTTGAGCAAGCGTTCTTAGCAAATCTTTACAGACAATTTCCCAAAAGCCTTATACAAGGCACACAGCCCCCCCCACGCCAGGTTCTAACGGGAGGTGGGGTCAATCTTCGCAACATTGCAAGCCAACACCCCGAGCCCCT